CGGCCAGCCTTATTGGTAATGAGAGCGATATCCAAATACGTTCCAGCCTTACCTTTGAAGAGATGGGTCTTGTCTACCTTAGTAACGTCAATCTTTCCGGTTATCATGGTGTTTATGTGGGACTTAAGTCCGCTGAGAGAATAACAGACTTGTTTAGGGGAGTCAACCTGTCGTTGGGTTTTTTAAACTTAGGTATCAATGCCGCACTCACTGAAGCGACAGAACTGCCCATCGTAAAAGAGTTTTACCAGTCCGCACTCACCATCTCGCTGCTTGGCGATCACAATGGTTGCTTCTCCTTTAGGCTCTCGGCGGTCTCGGTCTAAGAGCATGACACAGTCGGCATCACGCTCAATCTGACCGGAGTCAGCGAGATCGGTCAGTCTGGGCTGTCTCCCCTTATCCTTCTCGTTCTCGCGGTTCAACTGAGCCAAGCACAACATTGCAACGCCGGTTTGGACAGCAATGTCTTTGAGCTTACCGCTGACCTCTGCGACCTCGTAGGTGCGTTTCTCTGCTCGGTCTGCGGCTTTGATCTTTTGAAGGTAATCGATGATCACCAACTTAACTCCATGCTTGCGCACCGCTCGGCGTATGTTTGCGGTGATAGATGCAATGCTTTGAGAGCTAGAACCATCGAGGAACCATAATGGACTAGAAGCAATCTTTGCAGACGCTCCACTCATCGAGCGCATATCACCTTCGGAAAGATCACCGCTTTTTAGGTTTTGCATTGGCACTCCACCAATTGAAGCAACTGATCTTCGGAATATTGCTTCCTTACTCATCTCAAGCGATATAAATAAGGTTGGCACTCTTGCTTGTATTGCTGCGGCTTCTGCTATTGCAATGGCAATTGCAGTTTTACCGATAGAGGGACGAGCAGCAATGATTGCCATCTCTCGCAACTGCAACCCATCAGTCATCTGGTCCAGCCGATAGAGTCCAGTCGTGATCCCGCTCAACGTACCTTTGCGAGCAAACCGCTCCTGCATCTGGTCGATAAACGTACCGGCAACTTGCTTTGAGGTTGAGAGTGTCTCACGGGATAGCTCAATGCTGAGTCCAGACTCGGCATTAGAGACGATTTGATCCGGCTGGAGGGTCAAGACAGCGGATTCGCGAATCAATCGGTCTCCAGTGAATCGTAGCTGGCGACGATGAGCGGCTTCGACAACACCTTTGACGTAGTTCGGGAGATTGGCTGGTGATGGGCAGACTTCCATCGCTTTGTTCCAGTCTTCAAACGGGATCGGTTGATTGCCGTTAAGCTTTTTCCATTCCTTACCAAGCTCGGGTAATGATATTTGGCGGTTCTGTTGGCTTAGAGACCTAATCGTCTCGTATGTGTCTCTAAGCGTATTGGTCTCTATCCATTCGCTTTTAACTTCAGCGAATGCGTCAGCGCAAGTGTCGAGGGTTCCGGTAAGACAAGCTCCAATTAGACCAAACTCGTCGTCTTCAGCGAAGAAAGCGTCGTTCACAGAGAATCCTTCCAGTCAATCTGCTTCTTTGTAACAGGTTCGACGATCAACGTTTGTTGTCTTTCGTTCTGGTTTCTCTTCCAATTTCTAAGAGCGGGTTTCCAAGACTTCATCTTTGCTTTTCCAACGAGCCAACCTTTTGACTCGTAGTAGTCAACAAACTTTGGGGCTTCTAAAAGTGAAAGTTCGATCCTTACACACTCAGCTTGGACCTCTTCAACCGTAGGAGTTGTAAAGTGTGAGCGTTGCGACTTTGGAGCAATGCTCTCTTCTTTATTATTAGGAGTAGGAGAAGGAGAAGGAGAAGGAGAGTTGACTTTCGGTTGCAACCGAATTTCAACCGTGGTTGAACCGCTGTTGGATTCCGGTTGGGTATCCGGTTGAACTACGGTTAAAGCGAGCTTTCTTAATTCTGCGGATTTACGGCCTTTTTGAGATTGTTGCTGTAAGTATCGGTCTTTTTCGCTTCTCACTGTCTCAAGTCTTTCATTTCTAAGAAGGCCGTCTTCGCACAACCGGAACTTAACCAATACGTCAACCGAGACGCAACCGCCGGTCAACCGCTGTTGCTTTTCGGTTTCAACCGGAATTGAACCACGGTTCCATTGATGGCAGAGAAGTCGGATATACTGACCAACTTCTTCTTGGGACATTTCGAGCGTACCTGCTAAGAAATCGTCAGCGTAAAACTGAAACGCTGGAGCCTTACGGGTTTTCTTGTCTTCGTTCATAGGTCTTGGGTTAGGGTTTTCCAAGCGATCATCATTGCGGCAGGGACTTGTCCGTTTCCGATTGCTCGCAAACGCTTTGGTCTGTCTGGAATGCAATTTTCCAACGGAGCAGTTCTTCCATCTTGATTGGATTGAGATCTGTCCAGCCTAGCGGCCAACCCATTAACCACTCGACCCACGTTGGGTTCAGCTTTCCACCAACCAGAGAAGCAAGTGTTGGAGTCTTTCGCGTTCTCTCCGCAGGATAGTTTCCCTCCTTTGCGTTGTGCGCTGTTGGAGTCGGCCAATATCCAGATCCGGTTTCTGAAGTGATTAGCTCCTGCGTGATGCGCTCCCACAATACCCCATTGAGAATCATACCCCATCGAGGAAAGGTCACCGACAACGGTTCCAAGACCTCTGACCACAAGCAGCGGTGAGTTTTCCACAAAGACGAACCGAGGTCGCACCTCACCGACAATTCGCGCCATCTGCTTCCATAATCCGCTTTTCTCACCGGAAATCCCCCCCCCCCGTCCAGCGGAGGATATATCTTGGCAGGGAAATCCTCCGGTGATGATATCGATTGAGCCTCTCCAGTGGCTCCCATTGAATGTTTTAACGTCGTCCCATATTGGGAATCGCTCCAAACATCCGTCTCTCTGTCGCGCCAATAAGCATTGTCTAGCGTAGGGATCAATCTCAACAGCGCATCTGGTGCGCCATCCAAGTTGTGATCCGCCCAACAAACCGCCTCCTGCTCCTGCAAAAAGTGCCAACTCATTCATGTATTCTCCAAAGAAAATCCCCATCCAGTTCGTGGTAGGAACTCGCGAAGAACCAACGCGACGTACACGAAAAGGATGGGGAGAAATTGGTTGAACATGGGTTCTTTTTTAAGTGTCCTCGCTCGCTTCCTACGGCTCGCGCTGACTGCTTACTTCTAAGTCTGGATCTGCGGTTCGTCCAGCACAAACTTGTCAAAGAACTCAGCCTTTGGTCTGACGTAGAAGATCTCTCCTCGTTGATAAATCACGCAGAGTCTCTTGGTCTCACCGATCCTTAGTTGAGCTTCGGCAACAAACTCAACCTCAACGGTTGGCTTAGTCTTTGACAGGTATTTCATTTACTGGCTTGTAGTGTGGTGTTGGGTAGTTGCCGCGAGTTTTAGTATCAATGCGAAACTTTTTGGTTTCCATCAATCCGAGTTTCACTGACTTGTTGAGTACGAGTCCAGCAGCGTTAGGGGACAGCTTCCAAAGATCGGACCATTCGTTAGCGGTCAACCATCCCTCTGGGACGCTCTCTGCTTGATGTTGGATTGCTGCCCTCAGCCGCTTTAAAAGCTCGGCAGATGCCAATTCTGTTCGTTCTGAGGCCATTGGTGCAGGTATAGTTGCGCTGAGTTGTCTGTGTATTCTCCAAATACGATCCCGTGAGACCAAGCTAAGGTTGATCGTCGTTTTCCTGCGTAATCCATTGACGGAATATCCGCCAAAGTTCCGACACAAAAGCCAATTGGATTTGACTGGTTGCGACCAGTCGCTTGACCGGCTCGATGAGCGTGAGCCACAACACAGTTACCAAATGTCTCGGCTGAATCACGAATGAAGTTTTCCCCATAGAGCACTCCATGTCCCCAACTAAAACCGCCCAACTTATAGAATGATCTTTGAAGACAATCATTGTGTTCAATAAAGGTATGGCAGTGTTTGTTAATAGGCTCAACCATTCGTTCCCATACAGCCTCCGCAAATCCTCTTACAACAGCGTTATGATGATTGAGATACTTCTTAGCTCGCTCATCGTGATTTCCTAAAGTGAACACCGTTGGGCGCAACTCATTGAGAAACTTTACTCCCTCTTGAACATCATCAAGATAGTCGTCCGCTTGATCCGAGTCGTTCGGGTTTTGGAGTGAGCCAGATCGCAATGAGGCAAGATCGAATGCGTCCCCTAAATGGATTATCTCGTCTGGTTTGAATTTCTCGCGGAACAATAGCACCGCAGCGAGTGCATCTGGATTGGCTCGGCTCCCATGACTGCAACCAATCGCCATAACTCGACGGTGGTGCTGAGTGATGTTCACAATGGGCAATAATCATAAAAGAAGAGCAAAATCAAGACACACTCGCGTTGATTAGGTTAATTCAAGCGCAACTTATTGCTACGAACACTCCAAACCCAAAAGTAAGAAACGTGATATTTGGCAGCTAACTGTTTGTTAGTCATGCTCTTATCGGCTTGTCGCACCGCATCGACAATCTGCTGCGGTATCTTGAGTCCTTTCGGTCGTCCCCTTCCACGCTTAGGGCTGCGCTTGGTCTTAAGTGTTCTCAAGACTTCTTTGGTCTCCACCTTCTTGTGGACTCCAAGCAATCTGGAGATTCCGCTTTTGATTTCGTTAAGTATGTTCATTTTCTGGTCTTATTGTGTCTGATTTTGTGTATCCAGCCTATGCTGACTGCGTAGTCTTCTTTAATTTGTCTGTATGTTCTATTGTTCTGAAGGTCTTCTAATACTTCTATTACAACTGCTTGAGGTATATGTCCGCGCTTTGGTATGTATGAATCATTTCTTATCGTCATTCAATTTTGGATTTACTGTCTCTAATGTACCAGATTGTTGAAGATGAGATCCCGTATTTCTTAGCTAACTCTCGGCAAGTGTAGCTTTGATGCTCTCCTAGAATCGCTTTACGGATATCTGATGGAACAGTTTCGTATCTCCGATAGCGTTTGATTTTAGTCTTTTTTAATGGAGCGGCAACACCAAGCATCTTCTCCATTGAATGCTTTGTGAGACCTAATTTTTCAAGCAAGCTCACGGTTTTGCCTCCCGCCACAGTAGCAGATCCGCTCGCATCGAGTCATTTTCTGTTTCGAGTTGTTGTATGTAAGCCAGTCGTACCGCTGCGAGTCGCTCTAGCCTCCTGCATAGCATACCCAGATCGGCTATGTTGTGCGGGGTTGAGTCTGATATTGGGGTTTCGCTCACTTGCACTCCTTCCATTTGAAAGCTGGCTTCCCACTCTGATCAGCCACCCATTCGGCATGGCCTTTTAGAACTGCTTCTTCGCGCATTAGGTTTTCTCCACGATGCAAGCCAATGACTGTTGAAAGAGCTACGAATAAACAACCGATTAAGGCATACGCAATTGGAGGAAGATCTAAGCCTCTCACAGCTTCCTCACTTCCTCTAAAATGGTTAGCATTCCACTAGCAACTTGACCGTCTGACCCATCTCGGAAGAAAGCATAGGCTGCTCTGCTGATGATGTCCTCCAACCGCTTGATGCGCTTCTTCATCTCACGCACAACAGCCACTCCCTGCTCGATGTCATCGGTTCCAAGCAGTTCGCGAAACTCCTCACGGAGGCTGATCTTTTGATCGGCTTGCAATCGTGCAGTGTCGCGCTCTGCAATGAGCAGTCGAATGCGATCATGGGCATCGGCCAATTCGTGTTCTAGCTCTACAAGATAGCTCGGCATGGTTTGTTTGTTGTTCATGTTGCCATCTCCTTATCTAACCACTCCCTAATGATCTTATCAGTTAGGTGCTGGCTTTTGATTCCTTCCTTCTTGCAGTACTCTTTGAGTTTCTTGTGAGTGTCTTCTGATATTAAAATGGTTTTCTTCATAGATGCTTTTTGACTTTGTTCCAGTAACTTACGGTCGCTGACTTCCGATGACCAGTAGGTCCACCGTTCCAGATTCGCGCGGCTTCCTCGTTAGTCTTACCGGCAGCGTACCGGCTGAGATAAATCTCGCAAACTCGACGAGCCGCAACTCGGTTTGTCATTTGGGCGTGAGTGTAGCTGGTGCCAGCTATCCGGTTTGCGTCCACTACCACCGCTCGGTGGATCTGGAGCGCACCGATTGCTAGTCCAGCGTCTCCAACGGCGTTGTCTCGTCCGTTAGATTCCACGGTGATCAGAGCCGCGATCAAAGGTCCAAGATTCACTTGGTCCCTTTCATCCAAGCCGCTGCTTTGGCTTGGTAGAGTTCTTCCGCTGAGAGCAGTCGGCCAGAGTTGTCGGTGATTCCGATTAACTCCCGAGTATGGAGCCAGACCTCCCGCGCTCTAAGAGCTTCAAGGATGCTGCTGTGCTGGCTGAGTGATTTACTGTTCTTGTCTTTGCAATGATAACGCATGGTATTTAATGGTTTTGATGGTTTCAGTTGAGAATCTCACAAGCGGAGAGCCGCTTCTTGGCTCCTACCTCGCGGCAGGAGATCCCTCTGCCGTTAAACCTCTGACGACTGGCTCCAGTGCGGCTCATATCAGACTTCGGAGACTTCCCATTGATTTCCAGCACCTCGACAACCAAAGCCATTTTCTCAGAAGTCTTGGTTGCTTTGGCGGTGATGGTAACTCCGCGCCAACCGGCAGGCGTGAAGACTGATGCAGTGTATTTGATTTCGATGGTCATGGTATTTGATGGATTGAGTTATGGTTTGTTGCGCGTTGGAGAGTCGCGCCCCTCTTGGAAATTAATCCTCGGAGTCGTCAGCGTATCCGTCGTAGGAATATAGCTCGCACCGGCGAATCTCTAAATTGCCAAAAGTAGCTTCAACGATAACTGAGGCAATCGAGTTGCCCCTAAACATATCTGCGGCTGCGTCGCAAATTTCTTCGAGACTAGATGGCTTGTTTTTCATTCGTATTCTTTCGGTTTCTTCGTCGGCTCGTTGCCTTCGATGCAGTTACCTTAAACCCATCGCTGGGATATCGTCAACAAGAGATTACAGTTTTCTTCAGATTTATTTCAGAGGCTCTAAAATCAGCGAAATGCTGAGGAAATCGCGGTGTTTCGTGCGGTAACAACACCTGCCGCAGGATCTCCCTGCGTACCATGCCGCAATTTCTGAGAGGCTAGTCAGCCGAGATTCTCACGCTGCATCCGACAGCGTTGATCCCGTACGTTTTCGTAGCGGTAATCTCGCAGATTTGCGAGTCATCCAGCCAGATCCGTTGAGTATCTGTGATCGCGTCCGTAACCGCTTTTATCAGGTTGTCCAAGTCCGGCTTTTTGCAATGCCAGACTGGTGATTTTGGCTTCGGTGTCCCGTGTTTGGTCAGATGCGTTTTGGGTCTCGGAAGGAAGAAGTCTAGCTGGATGCGAACAACTCCCGCTATAATTGATTCTGGAGCGTTTGCGACGGCTTGTCGCCTAACCTCCTGCTTCCAAGTCTCAGCCGAATCCGGCGTGTAAACTCCAGCATGACCTCCCCTGACAAACGCTTTGACTCTGGGTTGAGCTTTGGGGATTCCCGCGCAGAAGAAGCTAATATTCATGTCCTGAAGGAATGATCTCGCTGATTCGTCCGGTGATCCTCGGGTTTGCGTACCACCAGCCGGTGCTTGACTTGTCGGCCACTGCATCGCAGTCACCGTCGAACATAACGTGAGTCCCCTCGGTGAGCAGAAGTACAGCGTCCATATCGTCGGCATCAAACGAGCGGAACTGCACTCGTTGAGCGTAGGGTTTGCCGTTGCCCAACGTCCTTTTTTCAAACTCAATCACGGCGATCAGGAACTGTTTGCCATCGTCTGTGGTGATGATCTCAGCGTCTGAGTGGAGCCGCCCGAAGCCTCTGGCCCATAGATGCCTCATCGAGTAAATCCCTCCAGTCGTGCGGGAGAGT